CCTCCTTCTATTTTATACCCGCCCTCAAGTCCCAATTTCTTTGCCACCCTTGGAAGTTCTTGATAAAACTTATTTTTAATAGTCATAAATATTGCATTCAATTTTGTATCAAAGGTATTTCTCCAAATGGGTCTTGCAGAGATTCCCTTAACTTTGACTTCTGATAGAAATTTGCCCAAAACTGTCAATGCCTTTGCTTTCTTTGGAGTTATATCATGTGCTTTTGTTCCATATTCGAGCATCCATGCCCAGAATGCCTTGCCTGGATGTAATTCATATATCAAAGCACCCATTGCTCTGCTTTTCTTTTTGGAAAATCTAACAGCAATATTGTCTTTCAAGTGTCCATAAAGGTTTGCCATCTTGCTGGGCTTTTTGGGAAATTGATTTTTGATTTCCTTTTTCAAAAAATTGGCTCCCGCCCTAACCGATACCGATATTGCTTTTCTCTGCAATTCTATCGGCAATTGATTGAGGGCATTTTTAATTCCATCAAAACCAGTTATCTTTATATCTATAATCTGACTCATGTGCTTATCAATTTCTCCGTCATTATTATTAATTCTTTATTTGCAGAATTCGTATTTATAATAGATTTAACTTCGTAATAATCGGAATCATATAGAATCCGGGAATTGACTTTTATTCCAGATACAGATGTAGAATAACGAATTGTGAAACGAGTATCTATTTTAGAAAGATTCTGTTGTCCTTGCCAATATTCCTTCCCCGATAATGGTTCTACTTTTGCCCATATTCCCGTTGCAAGAGTGGAAAATGTCGCTTCTATATCCCCATAAATAGTTGAACGTTTCAATCCCCAAGGTTGAATAATAATCTGTTTATTTAATTCCCCCATATTCATTATATCTTTCCAATCTTATATCTATCTAATAAACCATCGACTATTGAGCGTTTAACTTCTGTAATGTTTTTCCCCTCCACATAGGATTGTCTATGCTCATACATATCGGCTACTTTTATTTTTAACCATGCTTTAATATCTTCTGGACAATCGAGAGAGCAAGAACTCAAGGTAGCATATCCAGCGGAATAAGTAATAATAACGTTACCCTCGTATGGGTCGGTTCTTACACTTGAAGGCCATTCATTATTATAAGAGGGATATAATACTGGCGGGTCAGAATATGTACTGACTACATAATAACTTGCCGAAAGAGAATAAGTCGTTCCTGTTGTCACCGTATCATCAAGAAGATATTTTACTGTCACGGGAGATGCTGCTGTAGACATTGGCCTGCACATCGGCAATTCTATATGTCCAGTAGAATCGGGGAATGTGGGTAATTTTAAATACCAAGTATGTTGCATTATGGACATTCCGCACATATTTTCAGCATACAAACATGCCGTTCTTATTAAATTATCTATCAAAGAATCATCGCCTGTTCCTGATACTTTTAAATGATTTTTAACGTCATCAACACTTATCGGTATGGTTGTTGATTTTGATGTTTCATATAGTATCATTCATAACCTCATTTATTCTGGATAATGCCAATTACCAAAATCATTGATCCATAATCTTCTCATTTCAGAAATTCCTTGTTTTGCTCCTATATGCTGTTCTAATGTTTTCTTTTTGAATTCAAGTTCATTTTGCAACTGCAAAATTTCTCCTGAAATTCTATTCATTTTTATATTCATATTTTTTTCTACAACTTCAGATTTTTTAATCCATTCACTTTTATCTCTTTCCTCATAAGCATACATATAAAGAGTTTTTAACAAATCTGATTCAGCAGGGACTAAAACTTTTACGCCTATTCCAACTGCAAGACCGATAAAATATTCAGCATTAGGGCGTTGATATGCCCATTCTGTACCTGCTGACATATCTACTCCCCATAATTGTATCTCACCAAAATTTTCTACAATAGCATAAGCAATCTGCATTGAGATTGAATTAGTTATATATTTGCCAAAATAACTCATAACTTTCTCTATAGGAAATTTTACACTATTAGGTATTTCTGGCCATACCTGCTGCATATAAACAGGACATCCAAGATTTTTTAAATCTTCTATATAATCATTAACTCTTTGTCCTCTAAATTCAGTTTTCCATCTTCTATACCAATTACCATCTGTACGGTGCTCTATTGTATGAACATCAAACCAGCGATTTTTTCTTTTATCCTTGATGTTAATGAAACCGTTATTTACTCCCCAAATTTCTATAGTTTCATCTTTAAACGGAGCTAAAAGCCATGAATGAGATGTACCAACGATAGCAACTTTCTTATTGGGGTCAGGTTTGAGCGGTTGTATAATATTAGTATTTGCTTCTTCTGGTTTTTTGTTTAATTCTTCCGGTAATTGATTTTCATCGGTCATAGAATCTCCTTTTTTTGTATTTTCTATTTTCTGGTGGCTTTATTACAGCCATCTCAATAGGCAATTGCACAATTACATTTGCTTGCGTTAAAATTATTATATCTTCCTCGCTAAGCTCTATCATATCTCCAATGTAATAATATTTATTTTTCCAAAAAATATCTTTTGTGCATCTTGCTTTATATAATTTCATAATATCCTCTTAAATTGGGGGGAAGAATAATTCTTCCCCCATTATTTTTATAACATTGTAGCTTCAACATTTTTGTTGAATTGAACATCAGCTTTTGTGCTAATAGTGGGTGAATCATTTGCAGCCGTTCTTATTGCAAAAACACTTACTGGCTGTCTGACATAATTAGCCCCTGTCGTCATACCACTTGAATCACATTTGATTCCAAGTGCAACGTAACGGTATCCTTCACCCAATAATTCTGTTTTTATACTCAGGTGGCCGCCCATCCCTGGAACTCCAACGGGAATAATAGTTGAACCACCAGCCTTAACATACGCCGTAGCTCCAACTGCCGTTTCTGATTTTGGTCTTATTGTCACATAGGCTGCCGCTGTATTGGCCGGGCCTACTTCTGCAACCCAGGAACTCAAAGAAGCATGAGTATTAAAAGCAGTCTTGAAACTTTCAGCTCCTACCGTAGCTGCCACAGAAGATAATCCACAAAAAGCTCCAGCTGCACTGTTGGCTGTTGCAGAAAGAAAATCTTTTCCTAAAATCGAAAGAGTAGCTCCGATGCTTGCATCTGTTAAATGAGCTGTTGTAAATCCGATAAATAAGGATTTTGCTTTAGCTGCCGTTGTGATAGCGGTTCCTACCTTACTAAATCTTCCTGTTGCAGAGGAGACGGCTGTTGCACCGCCTCCCGTACTGTTCGTGGCTTTGTAAATTTGAAAATCAATAAATTGAACTGCTGTAGTGCCGTGAGATGAACCCTCAAAGGCTCCAGACACAAAGAAATTAATTTCATTATGCCCATACATGTCATACCATTGAGTATATCCCACAGCCGTATTGGTCATAATGGGGTCCGCCCACATATCTACTTTATGGTCATCCATAAATCTTTTTGACATTTTGTACCTCCCCATCAAGTATTCAATTCAACTAATCTGCCAGGTGTCTGATTGCCATTTCTGAGCAAGAAAGCATAAAAACATCCTGTTCCACCGTTGAAAGTTGTATTAACAACGTTTATCCATTTAGGCGTATTGCTTGAAAGGGCATGACCGTTAATATCTATTTTGCCCTGTAATCTGCTCATATATGTTACGATTGTCGCATCAGCAGAGGCCATTAAAATTGTCAATCCTGTTGCCTGATCATCTTCCGGGGCAATGTAAATTACTCCAGAAGTTCCCGCAAATATTCCAGTTGCAGAATATGCTTTATAGTGTGGCAATTTGGGCATCGCTGTTCCACCTGAAAATCCATTAATGGCACTTGCTAATTCCGCTGCCACTGCCGTACCATCTCGACCAGTGCCAGTCAAGGTTGTGTGATAACTAAAACCATTTATCGTTATATTTTCAGTGGTTGTCAAAAGAGATGAAATTGTCAAAAAGGCATCGTATGCCCCTCTTAGCTTTGCGGCGGTAGCTGCTCCGAGTGTTAATGTGGCCCCGCTAATTGCAGAGCCAGCATGAGTAGCGGCTGTTGCTTCATAAACACTGAATTGAACATGATTAGCTGCTGTTGCTGTAACCCCCGTTGCTGATGCTGTAGCCCCAACATGAGCACCAACGAGAATTGTAAAATCTCCTATCCCTTTTGTTATATCTACGGCCCCACCTTGTGCTGTAGCACCCATTGCACCACCAAGATTAAGACCTGTTCCCCAACCTATACTTATAGGTTCTATTCTGACTGCTTCGTATGGTTTCTTCTTCATATCATGCCTCCCATTATGATAAATTAATAAACGGACTAACCGTACTTGTTGAACTTCCCTCAAGAGCAATAGCTTCTGTCAACCAGGGTTTTGCATCAACATTCCACACAATCTTAAAAACTGTTCTATTGCTGAGAAAAAGAAGCTCGGTGCTCACACCAGCGATAGGGCCAGAACCATCTTTTATGATATAATACGAGAGATCAACAAGATTAATATCGCCCTTTGTACCAAGTGCTGGTAATCTATCTGCAAACATTATTGGAATGCCAAAAAGCGTTGCTGGCATTGCCGCAGCTATACCATTTGTTATATTCCCTCCGCCTACCCATATGGCATGTGAACCAGCATCAACTATTGTCACAAGTTGTGGGATTGTAGTTTGAGAAGCTACCCAAAGAGGCGAACCACCCATTTTTAGTCTTGCAAACATTCCGTATATATCGGCATAAGCAATGGTGTTAGATGCTGAACGAGCCACCGTTACTGCACATGGAGCGTTTATAAATCCTAATGCCTTATTTATGCCATCTCCACGCATAAAATCATAATCTTCCTGTCCA